CGATGCTGCGCGCTGTGGCGGCTGGCCTGGGCGTTTCGTTTGAGAGCATCAGCAAGAACTTCTCAGAGAGCAACTACAGCAGCAGCCGGCTGAGCCTGCTTGAGGAGCGTGATGCGTACCGCGTGCTGCAGCGGTACATGATCGAGAACTTCCATCAGCCGGTGTTCAACGCATGGCTGGAGATGGCGGTGCTGAGCGGTGCGGTGAACCTGCCTGGGTATGAGACCAACCCCGACCGCTATCGCGCTAGCAAGTGGATCCCCCGTAGTTGGGAGTGGGTGGACCCGCAGAAGGAAGTGGATGCGTACAAGACCGCCGTGCGCTGTGGCTTCAAGACTCTGACGCAGGTCATCGCAGAACAGGGCGGTGATCTTGACGATGTGATGCTCACCCGCCAAAGCGAGTTGGCGATGCTCGATGAGTTCAACATCATCACCGACACCGATCCGAGCGAGGTGACTGAGGGTGGTGCGGTGCAGGCTGCAAGGCCGATGGGCACCGAGGCACCGTTCGAGGAGACCGAGGCACCGTTCGAGGAGACCGAGGCGGTGATCGAGGAGGAGGAGGATTATCCCGAGGAGGAAGGGACTGAAGATCTGACGGAAGACCTACAGGAATAGGAATCCCAATGGCCGATAGAATCAAGGCAATACAAGAAAAAAGCGCCGTGGACTCAGAGCGCCCCTATCCGAATGAACATGCTGCTCGGCTGACCGATCCCGAGCAATATGATTTGTTACGTCGAGAGAACGATGCGGGCGGCTCAGGCATTGATTTCATCTACGGGATCAAGGAAGGCGTGAGCGAAATCCAAGCCATCCGGTTCCGTAGCTCGCAGTTCACGCCTGCTGAGGCGCGCGACTGGTTGGCTGAGCATGATTTCAGCCCGATTGAGTTTGAGGAAGCCACGGGCGATGGTGAAGCCGATCGTGCGGCACCAAACGAACTGAGCGAGGGTGACTTCGTGCAGTGGGATTCGAGCGGCGGCACTGCTCGCGGGCGGATCGAGCATGTGATGCGTGAAGGCACGCTGGGTGTGCCCGACACTGAGTTCAGCATTGAAGCTACGGCTGAGGATCCTGCTGCGCTGATCCGCATCTACCGCGAAGGTGAGGATGGCTGGGAGGCGACCGAAACGCTGGTCGGCCATAAGTTCTCGACGCTCACCAAGATCGCGGCACTGCGGAGCCTGACGGGCAAATATCAGCGTGCAGAGCTGACCAGCTTTGATGAGGTGGAGGAGCGGACCTTCGAGTTCCCCTTTAGCTCGGAGTATCCGGTGGCTCGGTATTTCGGCAATGAGATTTTGAGCCACGAAAGCAAGGCGGCTGATCTCAGTCGCCTGAACGATGGCGCTCCGCTGTTGTTCAACCACAACCCTGATCGCGTGATCGGTGTTGTGGAGCGCGCGTATATCGACGGCAATAAGCGCCGAGGATATGCGCGTGTGCGGTTTAGCCGCAACTCATTCGCTCAAGAGATCTTGAGTGATGTGAAGGATGGCGTTCTCAGGAATGTCTCCTTCGGCTACTCCATCGACAAAATGGAGGAGCGCGGCAGTGGCGACTTTGTTGCTACTGCTTGGTCTCCTTACGAGATCAGCGTTGTCTCGGTGCCAGCTGACCCTGGCGTCGGGATTGGCCGATCGCTTGAGGATGACAATGCTGCTTCGGCAGCACCAACACCCGATCCCATTCCTTCAATGGAAAACACCACCCCCGATCTGGCAGTGGTGCGGGCCGAAGCCGCTAAGGCTGAGCGTTCCCGCATTGCTGGCATTTCCGCGCTGTGCGATAAGCACGGCATGGCCGACCTCGGCCACCAGCTGATCGAATCTGGTCGTTCTATCGACGAGGCTCGCGCTGCTGTGCTCGACAAACTCGACATTCAACAGGAGCCCGTGAACATGAGCGCCGCTGACATCGGCCTTACCGCACAGGAGAGCCGCAGCTTCTCCTTCCTGCGTGCCATCAACTATCTTTCGAACCCGACCGATCGTGCTGCCCGTGAGGCTGCTGCGTTCGAGATCGAGGCTTCCGAAGCTGCTGCCTCCAAGCTCGGCCGTCAGTCCCGTGGCATCACCGTGCCCCAGGAAGTGCTGCGTCGCGACCTGAACGTTGGCACCGCTTCTGCCGGCGGCAACCTGGTTGCTACCGAGCTGGATGCTGGTTCGTTCATCGACCTGCTCCGTAACGCTTCCGCCCTGGATCAAGCTGGCGCCACCGTGCTGACCGGCCTGACCGGCAACGTTGCGATCCCCCGCCAGTCCGGCGCTGCTACCGCTTACTGGGTGGCCGAGTCCGGTTCTCCCACCGAGTCCCAGCAGACCGTCGACCAAGTGAGCCTGGTGCCCCGCACCTGTGCTGCTTACACCGACTTCAGCAGGCGCCTGATGATCCAGTCCTCCATCGACGTGGAGAACATGGTACGCAACGACTTGGCGCGCGTGATCGCTCTCAAGATCGACGCCGCTGGTCTGTACGGCACTGGCGCCAGCAACGAGCCTCTCGGCCTGAAGAACACCACCGGCATCGGCACTGTTGACTTCGCCGCTGCTGCTCCTACCTTCGCTGAGGTGGTGGATTTGGAGAGCGACGTGGCTACTGCCAACGCTCTGCTTGGCTCCCCGGTGTATCTGATGAACGCTGCCATGCGCGGCAACCTGAAGACCACCAAGAAAGATGCAGGCTCCGGCATCTTCATCATGGAGAACGGTGAAGTCAACGGCTACACCGGCGTGCTCTCCAACCAAGTGGCTTCCGGCGATCTGTGGTTCGGCAACTTCGCTGATCTGATCATCGGCTACTTCTCCGGCCTCGACATCATGGTTGACCCCTACACCCACAGCACCTCCGGTACTGTGCGCGTGGTGGCCCTCCAAGACGTTGATATTGCCGTCCGCCACGCCGAATCCTTCAGCCGCGGCAACGATTCCCTCTGATCATGTTGATCAAGGTCCTAAGGCAGACCATGCTGGCAGGCCAGGTTGTTCGGATCGGGGATGTCCTTGAGGCATCCCCCTCCGACGCCAAGTTTCTGATCGGCATTGGCAAAGCTGTTGTGGCTGCCGCTGCGGTGGCCGAGGTGGTTGAGGAAATCACTCAACCTGCACCCAAACCAACTACCCCCCGACGGAGGGCTAAATCATGACCATCCACAATCTTGGTTCTAAGACCACGGTTCTCGGCCTGCTCCGCAACGACGTTGTGACCGCTACCGGGACCGGCTCTGCCATCGATCTGCAGGGCTACGAAGGCGACATTGCTGTGCTGCTGGACGCCGAAGCTGGCGGTGCTGGCGTCACCTATGCCGTGAAGCTGACCGAATCCGACACCTCCGGCGGTTCCTACACCGACGTAACTGGTGGCGGCTTCACCACCACCACCGCAAACACTGCTTCGCTGCAGAAGATCTTCGTCAACGTCACCTCGCTGAAGCGCTACGTCAAGGTCTCTGTGACCGTGGCTGGTGGCACCGGCGCTGGTGCTGTTGCGGTGATCGGCCTGGCTTCCGCCAAGTACGGCTGATCATGGCGATCACTGAGGATCTGGATGCGTTCTTGGCGGATTTTGGCGTTAGCTGCACAGCTGGCGCTACTACCGCCAACGGAATCCTGGACATGCCAAGCCAGGTGATCAGCGATGGGATGGTGCTCACCACCGACTACACGCTGACAGCCAGAACCTCGAAGTTTGGGAGCCTCATCCGCGGCGATTCAATCACTGTGGATGGGGCTGCCTACACCGTCCGAGAGACGATGTTGATTGACGATGGCAAGTTCGTTCAGCTCGGGATACAGAAGACATGAGCGGTCCCTTCAAGGTCAACACACGGAGCCAGTGGGCAGCGCAGAATCCTGTGCTGATGGCGGGAGAGCCTGGCGTTGAAAGCGAGACCGAGAACCTGAAGATCGGTGACGGCAGGACAGCGTGGAATACGCTGCCGTATTTCAGCAGTCCAGCGAATTGGGGTTCGTTCTGGGATACAACGTCACAGACCGCTACGGCTAACACGCCGGCGACAATCCTGCTGCGTAAGAACGACCTAGACAACCGTGGCATCAAGGTGATCTCGGATAGCCGGATCACGGTTGACCATCCGGGGATTTATAGCTTTACGTTCTCGATCCAATTCAGCAATACCGACACGCAGATCCACGACATCAACGTGTGGTTGCGCAAGAACGACAGCGGCGCAAGTGGCGACGTGCTTGACAGCGATAGTAAGTTCAGCATCATCGCTAGCCACGGCGGCACTGCTGGCAATGTGATCGGCACGGTGAACTTCATCCTCAAGTTGGCGGCGGCGGACTACATCGAGCTGATCTGGGCGACTAGCAATGCTGCCGCCTACATCCACGCTGAGGCAGCGGCCACCAGCCCGTTCGCGCATCCGGGGATTCCGGGCATTATTTGCACAGTGGCGCAGGTGGCTTCAGCATGACAACACGCCGCGAATCGATCCTTGCTCGGATTGAAACGGTGCTTGCTGGCACCACGGGCGTCAGCACGCGGATCTATCGCAGTCGGGTAGAGCCTCTGGCGAGGGGCGAGAGCCCGGCGATCGTGATCGAGCCGGTGCAGGATCAGGCCGAGCAAAACACCAGCCTGCCGACGTTGGACTGGAGCTTGACGGTACGGATTGCGGTGATCGTGCGCGGTGCAGTGCCGGATCAGCAGGCTGACCCGATCATCGAAAGCCTGCACAGCAAGCTGATGGCTGATCTGACGCTCAACGGCTATGCCATTGATGTGCAGCCGCAGTCGGTCAATTTTGAGATGGTCGAAGCTGACCAGCCAGCTGGTGTGATCAGCTGCGATTACTTGATCCGGTATCGCACCAGTGTTACTAATCTGGCCAGTGCATAGTGGCTACTATGGTGGATGAATACCAAGGGCAAGGCGGCTCGTATCTGCTGAACCCGAAAACCGGCAAGCGCAAGCTCATCGAGCGAACCGAGCCGGCGCAACCACTCAACCCTCAAGTCGAGGAATTAAGCGATGGCTCTGCTGACCCGGAAGCGCCTGCTGCTCGCTAAGGCAGAAGCGACATACGGCACGGACAGCTCCCCTGCTGGCACCGATGCGGTGCTGGTGCGTGAGATGGAGATCACTCCACTGCAGAGCGACACGGTTGATCGTGAGCTGATCCGCCCCTACCTGGGCGCCTCTCAGCAGCTGCTGGCCAATACTCGCGTCGAGATCACCTTCCAAGTTGAGCTTGCCGGCTCTGGCACTGCAGGAACCGCGCCTCGGTTTGGCTCGATTTTGAAGGCTTGCGGTTTCAGCGAAACCATTGTGAGCAGCACCAGCGTCACCTATGCGCCGGTGAGCAGCAGCTTCAGCTCGGTCACCCTCTACTACAACGTGGACGGTGTACGCCACAAGCTGACCGGCTGCCGGGGCAATTTCACGCTCAACGGAACCGTGGGCGAGATCCCGTATATCGAGTTCACGATGACGGGCATCTACAACGCACCGACTGACACGGCGCTGCCGTCCGCCACCTACACCAACCAGGCTGTGCCGCTGGTGTTCAAGGATGGCAACACCAGCAGCTTCGAGTTGCTGAGCTATGCCGGCTGTCTGCAGTCCATCGAGATGGACATGGGCAATGAGGTTGCCTACCGCGAGTTGGTCGGCTGCACCAAGGAGGTGCTGATCACCAACCGCAACGTGACCGGCACCGTGATGATGGAAGCGGTGGCGCTGGCCAGCAAGAACTATTTCACGGCCGCGCTGTCGGACAGCACCCTCGGCAACCTGCAGTTCACGCACGGCACCGCCGCTGGCAACATCATCACGGTGAGCAGCAGCACCATTGACGTGGGCGACGTGAGCTACGACGACCAAGATGGCATCACGATGCTTTCGATCCCGGTGATTGCAGTTCCGAGCGGTTCGGGCAATGATGAGGTGAGCATCGTCTTCACCTGATCCTGCATGGCGTTTGTCCTTAAGCAATCTCCGACCTACAAATGGCCGGTGAGCTTCCGTGTGCCGACTGATGGCGGCAAATACGAGAAACAATCGTTTGACGCTGAGTTCAAGCGTCTCCCGCAGTCCCGGATCAATGAGATCCAGTCCGAGGTGCAGGCACGCCTGAAGGCTGCTGAGAAGGGTGAATCGAGCGAGGGCGAGATCAGCGACATCTCGATCGCTGATGAGGTGCTCGCCGGCTGGGAGGGCATTGTTGATGATGAGGGTGATGAGATCCCCTATAGCGCCACCAGCAAGGCCCAGTTGCTGAATGTGCCGATGATGGCCGGTGCGATCATCGAGTCCTACTTCGACAGCGTGGTGGGTAAGAAGACAAAAAACTGATCGAGGCTGCGCGTTACTGGCTCAAAGGCGGCGTGATTGATCAGACCGCTGAAGACGCTGCAGCCTTTGGCATTGAAATTGATCTGCCGAAGCAACCGGACTATTTCGAGGTGGATCCTGACGCGTGGCCTGCAGTGCAGCTATTTCTGCGCTGTCAGACGCAATGGCGCAGTGGCCCGGCTGGGTTGATCGGGCTGGACTATTTAGCGGTTGAACTGACCTCTAGACTGTATGGAGCAACGGATCTCGCGGCCATGCTGGAAGACATCCAGGTGATCGAGGGTGAGATCCTGCTGGCAGTGCATGAGAAGGCGAAATAACGATGGCGCTGAACATGGATGCTGCCGTCAAGATCAGAGCAAGTGTTGATGGCCTTGCTGAGATTACAAGCCTGAATAAGGCCCTTGGCGGTACTGAGAAGCAGGCAAAGGAAACCAGCGGCGCGTTGGGCAAGCTGCGTGCAGCGACTAGCGGCCTGAGCGGCGCATTGGGCGGCCTGGTGCCTGCTGTTGGCATTGCGGGCTTGGCAGCACTGGGCAAGCGCAGCATCGACGCAGCTGACAACCTGAACGATCTCAGTCAGCGCACTGGTGTTGGCGTTGAGAGCCTGAGCAAGTTTGGGGCAGCCGCGGCCGACAGTGGCAGCAGCATCGAAGAGGTATCGAAGGCAATGGGCCGCCTGTCAAAGGGCATTGCGGACCCGGCATCGAAGACCAATGAGGCGTTGAAGTCCATTGGCATCAGCTCGACGGATGCACAGGGCAAGATCCGCGGCGTTGATCAGATCATGCTCGACCTTGCCGATAGGTTCTCCAAGATGCCTGATGGCGCACAGAAGACGGCGCTGGCGATGGAGCTGTTCGGCAAGTCAGGCATGAATCTGATCCCGATGCTTAACCAAGGGCGTGACGCCTTGGGGCAGTATTCCGCAACCATCGACACGCAGATGGCGCAAGCTGCAGACAAGTTCAACGATGCGCTGAACGCCATTGCTCGATCCGTGGCTGGCCCATTCAACCAAGCCATCACAGCATTGCTGCCGTTCATCACGCAGGTGGCTCAGGGCATCGCTGGCCTGTCGCAATGGTTTGCTGGGCTGCCTGCTCCGCTGCAGAACATCGTGGCAATCATGGGCGGTTTGACTGCCGCCTTCATCGTGCTTGCACCTGCGATCACGGCGCTGGTCTCAGTGCTGACGCTGGTAGGCCCGTTGTTCACGGGCATTGCTGCGGCACTGGTGAGCATCCCCGCCTTGATTGCCGGTTGGGCTGGTGCGATCGCGCCGCTGATGGCTGCATTGGCTCCCCTCGGCCAGCTGCTGCTGGCGATCTTCAGCGGCCCCGTGGGCTGGGTGGCGTTGCTGGTGGCTGCCGGCGTGGCGGTGTATGCCTTTCGTGATCAGATTGCGCAGGCGTTTGCTGCTATCGGCCAGGTGCTGCAGCAGGCCGCGGCTGGCTTCAAGATCGTCTTCATCGACCCGGTAGCCAATGCGCTTAAGGCGATGGTGGATGGGATCAAATCGCTGTTCTCCGGCCTGGCTCAGGCACTGGCGGCCCCCTTCACCGCCGCGGCCAACATGATCAAGGGCGTAGTGAACGGCATCATCGGTGGCATCGAGCGCGGCATCAACGGGGCTATCTCGGCACTCAATCGCATGATCGCTGGTGCTAATGCTGCACTGTCACGGCTTGGTTTGCCAACCATCCCAACGCTTCCAACGGTCACCTTGCCACGCTTTGCCGAGGGTGGTGTAGTCAACGGCCCGACCGTGGCAATGGTTGGTGAAGGCGGCGAGCCGGAATACATCGTGCCGCAGTCCAAGGCTGCAGGGTTTGCCGCCAACTGGATGGCCGGCCGCCGTGGTGCTGCTGCTATTCCTCGGTTCGCTGAGGGTGGTGTGGTGATGCCAAGCACTGCCCAGGTGAGCATCCAGACCGGGCCGGTCACGCAGATGAATGGCACCAACTATGTCACCACGCAAGACCTTGGCCAGGCTGTGCAGTTCGGTGTGCAGCAGACGCTGGATTTGATCCGCAATGACATCGGCGTGCGCAGCGCACTGGGGATGGGCTGATGGCTGCTTACGACATCATGTGCTTCCTTGAGTATTACTCCGACCGCAACAATGTTGAATCGGGCGGTCTGCGCACACCGACAAGGCAGTGGCAGAACTTCTACCAAGAGGCGCAGACGTTGAGCGTCGATGCTGGCGTGGCAGGTACTTATGCCTATTTGGCATTTGACGTGAACGGTTTCGGCTCGACAGCCGCAGCCAGCATCAACGATCTGAGCATCAATGCTGCTGCAACCGCTGATCTGGTGGACATCACCGATGCGGCTATTGCCGCTGACAACCTCGTGATCGCGTCGCTGTATATCCAAGATCCGGGCGAGGATTCCTTCGATGGCACCAGCGCCCAACTGATTAGTCGTTACATCGGCAGCATTGAAGGCGCCAGCGTCAGTGATGAAGAGGTGAACTGGAAAGTGAACCCTGCCATCAATAAGCTGAAGTCTCAGGTGCCGACCCGTAAAATCACGGCAGACATGCTGATCCGTCAGCAAGGGCAATGAGTGAAGCCATCCTTGCCATTGGAATCACTGCTACCTGCGCTGATGGTTCGGTGCATGACGATGTGATCATGCGGCTGGTGGATGGTCAAGTGATTTATGCAACGCCAAATGGCGAGCACCTTTGCGGTGATTGTTGCGTAAAGCTGCTTGATAACGCTCGCTTTGTTGTGCCGCCTGGCTTGATTGCTCAGGCGATTGAGCAATATCGCAAACAGGAGGCCGGGTGATGGCTGAAGGTTGGGCACCGATATACAGATACCAAGCTGGCCGGCAGTTCATTGTTGGCTGGAACAAAGTTGATCCACCAGCCGCCAAACCTGAGCCAGCTGCTCAAGTCGGCAACAGTTCCACGCGCAGTGATGCTGCGATTGAGAAAAGCAAGAAACCGCAGACCGAGATCGCAAAGCAGCAGGTGGTTTCACAGGCTGGCGACACGGTGCCGATTGTGTTCTGCAAGCGCAGTGGTGGCGTGGGCGGAACCTGGGTGCAACCGCCATTGGTTAAGACTGGCTCGATTGATTTCGTCGGGCAGTTTCTGTATGCCATCAGCCAAGGGCAAATGGTTAGCAGCCCGGTGAAGCACTACGCCTGGGTGGGTCTTAACAACATCAAGTTCTTAACTAACAGCGCATCTATCACGCTCACGCACTATTACGCGTCAGCAGCGGCGATGGAAGCGACACCCAATGCCTGCCCGATTACAAGCGGCAAAATCTTCTGCGATCTTAACTCCTACTCCTACTTGCAACCAGTTTGGACAACTAGTGGCTACATCGAACGTGAGGCTGATTATAGCCAGTTTTATAACGTCGTAAGCGTCATTACTCGTGGCACCGGTGATACGAGCAACTCGGTGATCGATTTTCCTAATTCAGGGCTTGGCGTTTATGACAATAAAACTGGTAACGATGTCACTGCGGGTTACTGGTCTTATTTGGGAGTCAACCCTGCAACAACTAGCACGGCAATCAATCCGGTAATTGGTGGCGGTGGTGTGGTCACTGGTGGATATACAGTCGGCACGATTCGACGATTTCCTACAACCGGCTGGACTGCTCCAGATCCAAACTATTTCACGAACTTTGGTGCGACAGGTCCAGTCACTTACGTCTATGGCAATGGCACAGTTAACAATCAAGTAAACCCTGCCAACCCAGCAAGCACAGGCACACTGACGGGGATTCAGCTTGAGATTCAACTGAGCCCATACGCAGACCCAGCTTCTCCGCCGAGCACGGCTGATTACACCACCTTTGCCGACATCACGTTCTTGCAGATCACGGGCAATATTTACGATCCGCCGGATGGAGGTTCTTTTCCCACGACCACTCGGCAAATCTCGCTGTTCTACGAAAACGGCGCCACCGTTGACCTTTACAGCGGAGGATTAGTTGGCGGCGTTTATGCCACGGGTGCCAGTAATCAGTTTGTCGATCTAGCGATGTACCTGTTCACGCTGATGAAGCGTGCGAGCGGGGCTAGCACCAATGCCTTGGCTGCGCCAATGGATGTGAGCAATCTGCAGACACTGGCGACGTTCTGCACCAACACCGGCCTGTTCTTCAACGGCATCATTGAGCAATCGGTCAACACGATCGACTACATCAGCAAGACTGCGCCGTATTTCCTGCTGTCGTTTGTCTCAAGCAATGGCCGTTACAGCTTGCAGCCGCTGCTGCCCCTGAACGCCAGCAATGGAATCAAGGTGACGGCGCTGACGCCTGTGCTCACCTTCACCGAAGACGACATTCTGCCCGGCAGCTTCCAAAAGGAATACATCGACGCTGATCAGCGCCGTGCTGTGAATATCTCGCTGGTGTGGCGTGAGGCTGATCCTCTGACCATTGGCATCCAGCGGACGACCACCGTGCGTTATCCGGGCACTGATGCCAACGCGCCCACGCAGCAGTACGACATGACGGACTTTTGCACCTCAGCTGCTCATGCCACCACCTATGGCAAATACGAGCTGGCGCGGCGGAAGTATTCGGTTCACACGATCAGCTTCTCAACGGCTCTGCTCACAACCAGCCTGATCCCCACGCAGATCATTAAGGTGCAACGCCAACGCATCAACAGCCGCGGCGACAACCGCACAGAGATCGAGTGGTATCAAGTCACCAACGTGAAGCACAGCAGCGCAGGCGTGAGCAGCATTAGCGCCAGTCAGTTTCCGGTCAACGGCAGCGACATCGCCAGAATCAGCAATGAAGTGGTGAACGGCACGTTTGAGGTGATCTGATGACAACCTTTCCGAGCCTTGAACCTGCCAGCCGTCAGATCAGCTTTGGTGATTATCCGCAGCTGGTCTACACCGGCACCAGTGGCGCAACGGTCAGATTCCTGCAAGGCACGGATCGAGTGAATCAGCTGCTCAAGCTGGGCTTCACCTACCTGAGCGAGACGCAGATGTACCTGATCCTCGACCACTACAACGGTCAGGAGGGGACACTGCTGCCGTTTGATCTGCCTGCTCAGGTCTGGGCAGGCTTCACGACTGCGCCGATTGGCGTTGAGTATGAGTGGCGCTACGCCAGCGAGATCAGCATTGATCAGGCCGCACCGCTCACCTACAACGTGGATGTGGAGCTGATCTCGGAGATTGCGCCATGACATATCCGGCACTGATCCCATCAACGCGCGTCTTCAGCCCTGGCAACACGCCACAGGCGCGGCAGACATCACTGAGCGGGATGAGCGATGGCTTCAGGCGCGGCAACCGGCGCATCGGGCAGATGCTGCAACTGAGTTACCTGAACCTGGTCGAGGCTGACTTTCTTCTGCTCAAAGCGCATTACATCGACCGGCAAGGCACCTACGACATCTTCTTCCTGTCGACCGAGACATGGAACGGCATGACGACACCGCCGGTGCCGCTGCTGTCGGACTATGCATGGAAATACAGTGCACCGCTGGTGGTCAGCCATGCATCTTGCGACCGCTACAACGTCGAGGTGCAGCTTGAGACGCAGCCCATTGATCTGAGTGATCTGATCATTGATGGTGGACTGGCTGGCGCAACACCAGTCAGGGACTATATTGTCGATGGTGGCCTTGCCGCAGCTACGCCAGCTCGCACCTATGTGATCAGCCCTGGAGGCGCCGCATGAGCATCACCCTCTCAGCACTGCAGAAGCAGCGGCGTGATACGGCTGCAAACTGGACGACGCAGAACCCCACGCTGCTGGCAGGTGAGCTTGGCTACGAGTCTGATACCGGCTACTGGAAGGTCGGCGATGGCACCACCGCATGGGCTTCGCTTGCATATATCCCCGGCTCCAAGCTCAGCGCCTATCCGCTAGTCAACGTTGATATCGCCAGCAACGCTGAGATCGCTGTCAGCAAGCTGGCTGATGGCAGCGCACGGCAGCTGCTGCAGACCGATGCAGCCGGCACTGGCGTTGAGTGGGCAAGCAACATCGATGTGCCCGGCACACTGGATGTAACCGGCGCCGCGACGTTCGACAACAACGTTGTCATCCAGGGTGATCTGACGGTCAACGGTACCGAAACGATCATCAACACTCAGACCTTGGATGTTGAAGACAAGAACATCGTCATCGGCAAGGTCACCACGCCATCGGATGTGACGGCTGATGGTGGCGGCATCACGCTGAAGGGCACCACCGATAAGACCATCAACTGGGTAGATGCCACTGATGCATGGACGTTCAGCGAGCACGTTGACCTCGCAAGCGGGAAGGCGTATTACATCAACGGCACGCAGGTGCTCAGCAGCAGCACCCTGGGCAGTGGCGTCACGGGTAGCAGCCTGACCAGTGTTGGCACGATCGCAACGGGCGTCTGGAATGGCACCACGATCGGCACGGGCTATGGCGGCACGGGCATTGCAGGCAGTTACACAGACGGTCAGCTCCTGATCGGCAAGACCGATGGCACGCTGGCCAAGGCAACGCTCACAGCCGGAAGCAACGTCAGCATCACCAACGGCGACGGCACCATCAGCATTGCCAGCACGGATACGACCTACACCGCAGGCGATGGCCTGGATTTGGTTGGCACCACATTCTCCGCTGACCTGAAGGCCAATGGCGGCCTGGTGATCGAATCAACGGAGCTGGCGGTTGACTTGGGCGCTAGCAGCATTACCGGCACGCTTGGTGTTGTAGATGGCGGCACCGGCCAAACCACCTACACCGATGGTCAGCTGCTGATCGGCAACAGCACCGGCAACACGCTTGCCAAATCGACGCTGACAGCTGGCACTGGCATCAGCATCACCAACGGATCGGGCAGCATCACGATCGCTTCCACGGTTAGCGGTGGCCTGCCGACTACAGGTGGCACGCTGACTGGTGATCTGCTGATGGATAACCAGACCGATGTGCGGTTTGGCGAAGCTACGGCGAATGGCAGCAACTGGGTGGCGTTTCAAGGTGCTGCAAGCATCGCGGCCAATGTCACATGGACGCTTCCCAACGCTGACGCCACGGTTTCAGGCCATGCACTTAAGAGTGACGGCGCAGGCAACCTTAGCTGGGGTACTGCAGGCGGGGCAACTGGCGGAGGCACTGATGATGTGTTCTACGAGAACGCTCAAACTGTCACCACCAATTACACTTTGACTACCAACAAAAACGCCATGAGCGCCGGGCCGATCACAATCAATAGCGGTGTGACGGTGACCATTCCGTCAGGCGCCTCTTGGGTGGTGGTGTAAGTCATGGCAATCACGATTAACGGCACTGGTTCAATCACTGGCATCAGCGTCGGGGGTATCCCTGATGGCACGGTTGACACTGATGTGCTGGCTGCCAACGCCGTCACCTACGCCAAGATCGGCACCACTGAGCAGGGGCAGCTTTGCAAGGCGTGGGTGAGTTTTAATGGCACCTCGACCGTGACGATCCGCGCTCAGTACAACGTCAGCAGCATTACGGACAACGGAACGGGGGACTATACGGTGAACTTCACGACGGCGTTGGCGGATGCAAATTATTCAGCGGTAGCAGGGGGTAATTGTACGGGCGCAACTTTTACGGTCGCACAGCCAAATACCAACGGCTCTTTTGCTTACGTAGCTCCTACAACATCAGCTTGTAGGTTTCTTTTTTCTAATAACACTGCAGCAAAAGACATTGACGTTTGCAACGTCGCCATCTTCCGCTAACACTATGAAACGAATCATCTACCAAAACGAGACCGGCGGAGTCTCCATCATCATCCCCACCGAGTCTGTCGAACTGGCACTGAAGGATGTCCCCGAAGGCGTGCCCTACGAGATCGTGGACGAAGCCGACATCCCCAGCGACCGCTACTTCCGCAATGCGTGGGTCATGGGCGATTGCTGCGTGGAGCACGACCTCGATAAGTGCAAAGAGATCGGCCACGACCGTCGCCGCCAGCAACGCGCTGAGGAGTTCGAGCCTTACGACGAGGTGATCGCCAAACAGATCCCTGGTGCTGATGCCACCGCAGCGGAAGAAGCCCGCCAACAGATACGCGACAAGTACGCCCTGATTCAAGACGTGATCGAAGGCGCGTCTACCCCTGACGAAATCAAGACCGCCTTGGAGGCAAACAAATGACCTTACGTCTCAACGGCAGCACATCGGGTTACACCGAGATCGACGCTCCGGCAGTGGCTGGGTCGAACACGCTGGTGCTTCCGACTGGTAATGGCTCAGCGGGCAACATCCTGGGCACCGACGGCTCGGGCAATCTGAGCTGGGTCAACGGGCGGATGGTGCTGGAGACCGCCAAAACAGCAACCAGCACTGCTGTGGACTTCACTGGCATCCCGAGTTGGGTTAAAAAAATTACGGTGATGTTTAACGGGGTGAGCTTAGCAAGTACAAATAATCTCCTCATTCAATTAGGAACCTCCTCTGGGTTAGAGCAAACTTCCTATGTGTCATCGGGAGGTCAGATGACAGCGGGCGGCACTTCTACTGTGTACAATGGGTCTAAAGGTTTTGTTATTACAAGCCCAAGTGCTGCATCGCTAATTTCAGCAGTAGTTACTATCTGCTTTGTATCTGGCAATACTTGGGTTTCTGGCCACTACGGAGCTGATGGCAACAGCCGTGCGTTAGCAGGTGGCGGCACCAAAACTCTTTCTGGCACTTTGGATCGTATTCGTATCACTAATGTGGTAGGTACTGACGGAACAGTCGGCACCGACACCTTTGACGCCGGGTCGATCAACATTTTATATGAAGGATGATGCCATGATTACCCAAGAACGCCTTAAGCAACTAGCTACATACGATCCTGAAACAGGCTTGCTAATCTGCTCCATGAACAGGCGTGGAAGCAAAAATAAAGCTGGTGACATTCTTGGATCCGTTAATCGTTCAGGGCACGTTGAAGTTCAACTAGACGGCCGTAAATACTTTGTTCATAGGCTTGCCGTTCTCTATATGACTGGAGAAATGCCCGACGGTGTAATCGACCACATCAATCGAAATCCTGCTGATAACCGCTGGATCAATCTTCGGGTCGTTACTCAAGTTGAAAATGGCCACAATCAAAATCGCCTTCCAGAGCACAACAAAACTGGTTACGTTGGCGTTCATCACTGGAACGGCAAATACCGAGCCAAACTGGTTGTGAATAAAAAACAGTTACACCTTGGAACGTTTGACGATCCCGTCGCCGCCTCTGCTGCTTATGAAGCGGCCAAGCAAACCCATCGACCCCTTCAGGAGGTGAGCTAAGTGTCTTCAATCAAAGTAACCAACCTTCAACACGCCTCAGCGGCCTCGCCCGCCATCGTGCTGGCATCAGACGGCACCGCCACCGCGCAGCTCAGCAGCCTTAACGGTGGGGCGCTCAGTGGTGCTCGCAACCGCATCATCAACGGCGACATGCGGATCGACCAGCGCAATGCTGGGGCGAGTGTGACGCCGACTGCTGGCACGTATACCCTTGATCGCTGGTACTGCGCTATGCCGGTCACCAGCAAATACAGCGTTGCACGCAGCACTACTGCTCCGACTGGGTTTACAAATAGTGCATTAGTCACGTCTCTGTCTGCCTATACGGTCGGCGCTAGTGAAACCTTTAACATTCAGCAAGTAATTGAAGGTTTCAATGTCGCTGATCTGGATTACGGAACAGCTTCCGCAGTGACCACTACTCTTTCCTTTTGGGTGAGGTCTTCACTAACGGGGACTTTTGGTGGTGCAATCCAAAACGGCAGTGCAAATCGAAGCTATCCGTTTACGTTCAGTATTTCTGCAGCTAACACGTTTGAGTACAAAACTGTTGTTATAGCCGGAGACACTTCTGGCACCTGGCCATCCGATAACACCGGAGCCATGGCTGTGATCTTTTCGCTTGGCACTGGCTCAACTCTTTCTGGCACCGCAGGAAGCTGGTCTGGCAACAATTACAAGTCAGCCACCGGAGCCACCTCTGTCGTCGGCACCAACGGCGCCACCTTCTACATCACCGGCGTCCAGCTTGAAGCCGGCAGCGTCGCCACCCCGTTTGAGCGCAGGAGCTACGGGCAGGAGCTGGCGTTGTGTCAGAGGTATTACGAAAAAGGCAAAGTTCAGTTTGAAGTTTATGCAGCTAGTGCAAATGTTTTTGGGCAAACTGTTTACTACAAAGCAACAAAAAGAGCTGCGGCCACAATTTCTTATTCATCCACCAGCTACGCAACTGCCAGTGGTTTAACAAGTGCTTATTCAGATGAAAGTTCTTTCTACGCGCAAGCAACTGCTAGTGGAACTTCAAACGTTGGTTTTTACACTAACTGGACTGCCGCTATTGAGCTGTAACCCATGACCTACCAACTCACCACCGGCGACATTATCCTCCGCCTTGCGGACAACGCCTTCATCCCACCCGACCACGCCAACACCGACTACCAGACCTACCTCGCTTGGCTGGAAGCCGGCAACACCCCCGAGCCTGCACCCGAGCCCGAGCCCGTCCCCGAGCTGACGCCTGCTGAAAAGCTGGCCGCCGCCGGCCTCACGGTTGACGACCTGCGAGCCCTGCTCGCTGAGGGCTGATGGCCGTCCGCAGCAAAACCGGCACCGCTCGCATCGAGCACCAGCCCGGTCCACCGAAGACCACACGCCAAGGGTATGGACAACAGTCCCGCCCACGTCGCCGCGGCCGCAAGCCGCTGAGGGGGCAAGGCCGCTAATGGATCGCGATACGCTCGAAAACTGGCGCAAGATTCGCGACCACCTCGAGCGTGCCGGGAAGACGGACAATCATTACTATCGCCGTGCTGTAGCCATCCTGCAGGGGAGGCCGGACCCGTTCGATCGCTACGATGGATGGGATGGAAGTCGCCACAGCGATGGCTGAAGAACCACAGAGCGTAGGTGGCGTCTTCTCCGCCTCGCTGCCCACCGTCTTAGCTACTGGCATGATCGCCATCGGTGGTCTGCTGATCTCGATGCAGATCCAGTCCGCACGGATCGAGG